CCCCGTGGCGCTCCAATTCTGCTTTCAGCCCCAGCGCCATCTGCAAATTTGCGTCCGCTTCCTTCACATACTTCACGGCCCCGGGATCGCTCCCGCCGTGGCCCACTCCAATAAATACTTTTTTACTCATTTTTATTCACGTCCTCTTTATGTCTTTTGATTTTTGCCAGGTTCCAAAGCTCCGCCGAGATAAACGCAAAAAACGCAATCGTTAATTGTGGCTCCGGCTGTGTGCCTGTCCGGTACTGCATCAGCAGGCAGATGCCCGTATAGCTCACCGCAAGCAAAACGCACAAGGCAACAATGATTTTTGAATAAATCCCCCGGCGCTTTGTCCGCTTTGGCGCTCTTTCCTCCTTCCGCTGTGCCAAAAACTCTTGCAAGTCCTGTTCCAGCTTGTCCGCTTCCTCGTTGGTCATGCCGATCACCTCCTTTCCCGTTTGGTTGCCTTAAAGGTTTCCCGCCGCCCGCACTTCCTTTTCTACGCTGTCCAGGCGGTGGTGCGCCTGTTTTGCGCTCGCTTCTACCTTGCTCAATCGCTCTAAAACGTCGGTGTTTGTTTTGCGCTGCTCCCGCTGCTCTGCCTTAATGTCGTCTATACCGCCCTTGATATAGCCGATTTCGGTCAAAACGGTTGCGTCGCGCTCCACGTCATCCTTGCTGTCCAGCTTTTTGTTCCGTTGAAAAGCTGCGTACCCGAAAAAGATTGCGCACACGGTACTTACAATAGACAGCGCTGATAAAAACGCCTGTGTTTCCATCCTTGTTCCTCCTTTTTATTTCACTTCATCCCATCCAAATACACCGGGTTCCCAAACATTGTTTTCTGCCGTGCTGATCCAATGTTTTCCGTTATGGCTTACCTTTTCGCCCTTTTGGTACGCATCATGTGCCCCGCTCGGCTGTTTCCAGCCTGGCCATTCTTCGGTTGGGTCTGCAATTTCCACCCACAAAGAAGGTGCGGCTTCCGGCTTCCAGTTTTCTTGTGATGTGTGCGACTGTAAGCAGCGGTACAGTTTTCCATTCCTGCCTACAATAGATGCCGGCCTTTCCTCTGTTGCCTTGTCTTTTCCGGTATACAGTATTCCGTTTGGGTTCCATTCGTCATAAATATGTGGCACAGTAAGTGCAATCACATCCGGCAGGAAGTCACGGGTCATTATTATGGCTTCCTGTGCCTGTTCTGCTTGTTTTGTGGCTTCCTGTGCTTTCTGTTCTGCTCCCTGCAAATCCTTCTTTAGTTCCTGCTCTGTATCGTACCATGTCACTTCTCGTGGTATTTCCACATCAGCCTTTACAGCGCTGTATTTTGTTTTGCCTGCATTATAGGCAAACAAACCAATATAGCAAGGCTTTCCGTTTTCCAGTTCTGCCGCTGTATAGGTTTCTGCCTGCTTTACGTCCACGGCTTTTCCGTCTTCTGGTGTTTCCGGTGTCTTTTCCTGGTTTATAACAACTGTTGTCCCTGCCTGCTCTGGATCACCACTGTTTTTCCAGTTTGCTTCAATTTTTTTATTTCGTGGGACAAGAGATAATTCAGATACTTGCGTTGGAGAAGGGATATTCGTGTTTCCGCGTAATATAACAACATAGGCAGCTGTACCACTCCCCGCCCCAGCATTTCGTTTTGCTTCTCCGTAACCACTTGTTGTGACATATTGTTCATAGGAGTTAGACACACCTGCTGTAGCTCCATTCGATTGACCTACTCTTCCATCGTATCCACTCTTTCCCGATACGTTCTGAATATTTCCTTCGTAAGCCTCCCCAGGGGTTCCTGCTTCACCTCCTCTCCCACTAGAGCCACTTGTCATAATTCCGTTTCCACCATTCCCACCGTGTGTTGCCCTGATTGTATTACCATTTACACTTATCGCTATATCTCCCAGATAATCTATACTAACTCTAATAATATTCCCTTTAGATAATCCTTCTTTATGTACTACAATTCCACCGGAACCACCGGAACCGCCAGATGCTTGTCTGGTCAAATCTCCTGTTGGGCTTTGTCCAGACCGTCCACCATCACCAGATTTAGCAACGGCGACAATTTTGAACCATCCATCTTCCGGCGCGAGCCATTCGATTGAATTTCGCAGTTTTGTTACCTCACTCCATCCTGTCGGCTCCCCCGGAAAATCAAAACTATAAACCTCTGTCGTTATCGGTCCCCGTGTTCCTCCTTCTGCGTTTACAGTAAATACCCCCCAGTAATAATTTTTCAAGCGCTCTAATCCGCTTGCGGTCACGGTTTCACCAGTTCCCCGGTAAATTTCCGTACCGTCTAAAATCGCTGTCGGGGCGCTGTTTTCCTTTTGTATAACAACCGTCGCATGATAGGTCTGGTCATCGGTCGGGTTTTTCCATGTCAAAACAGGGTTTGCACCGCTGCCTGTTACCTGTAAATTGGTTGCCTGTTTGGGTCCCTCACTCGGTCTGGCCGTAGTTGTTGCCCCGTCAATAAGCGTTTGGTATTGCTTTTTTGCATTGTACGGGAACACACGGATGTAATAATCTGTACCATTTTTCAGTCCTTCTATTTGCACGCTTTCAGAAAGTCCTGCGTCCACTTTTTCCCCGTCTGTCGGTTTAGTTGGATAGCCGCCTGTTTTGTATACTACCAAAACGCCCGCTAGTGCATCGGATACTGGTTTTTTATAGTTTACTGTGATTTCCTGATTTCCCGCTACGGCTGCAAGATTCTGGACCATTGGCGGCAACGTGTCAGCTATACCGCCGCCGCCTGCTTTAAAAAAACCGTTTGTCCCTTTGATAATCATTGACACGGGGCTTCCTTTTTTCCATGCGTCATAAATAGGATTTTTATTTAAATCGGTCACTGTCAATGGCACTCCGTTCAAGGTGTATTTATCCCCTTCCTTGAAATCTGATGGCGCATAAAAGTAAATGTTTTGTGCGTTGCTCGGTGTCGTGATAATTTTCACGGTTCCGGCTTCGTAGGTTGCTGTCGCGTTCGGTGCCGCTACCTTTAGGGCGTTGATCTCGTTTAAAATGTTCCCGGCGACATCTCCAGATAAGATACCTTTGATTTCTTCAAACCAGATGTCAAAGTCTTCTTTCGATTGTTGCTTCCAAGTTTCCATTTCTCCTGTGAAGTTTTTATAATCATCTATCGCTACCGCTTTGTATTCCTCAAACCACTTTTTCAGTTGTGCATCAAACTCTGATGTATCAATCTGCTGCACAATCCCTACGGATACCCCACATAATTCCGTATTTAATCGCTGATCGGTAATGTGCGCCTGGGTGATTGCTGTTGTCCCTTTCCCAACGTAAATATCAGCCAGTGCAATTTCATAAATATCTGCATTTCTCTTTAAATCCGGTGCTTTCGGTATTGATCCCGGCGTTCCTTTTTTCACTATCGCTTGAATCATCCTGTCAGTTAGATTCCACTGGATAACAATTCTATCAATTCGATTCAGTACACCGTCGGCTACGTCGATCTCTTTATTCAAAAAATCAGTATTATAATAAAAATAGCCATTGATCCAGGCTTTTCCCGCTTTTACCTTTACTATCATATTTTGGTCTGCCACCACCTGTAATCCCAGCAGTTCGCTCGAATCTCTAAGCGGTGGCATTACACCATTAGCGATAAACGATGCAAAATAACTCGCCCAATCCTCGGCTTTATATCGCCTGTCCCCCCCGCGGGAATTAAAAAAACTCGACTTTTCCATACTTTTTCCCCTCCTTACTTTGCTATCTGTCGTATTTTGTCGATTAGTGCGGGTAGGCTCTCCCCGAAGGTGATTTCCAGCGATTCTTCCCCCTGCTGGTATACCTCCGAAACTTCTGTGATTCGCACGTTGATTTTGATTTTCCAATTTTTATTGATACAGGTTACACGGTCGCCCAGGTCGTAGTCCTCTTTGTACTTCAAATTTC